GTCGCGATGGTCAATACTCTCGTATTCCTCGTATTGTATTGGCAATTTCCGATATATGTTGTGTGGTATGTTTGTACGTACACGGTGGTACAATACTTGTTTACAGGTATGAATTCATTTCATATCTTGAAAGGTATTGTACTAACTTTGCGTAATTTATTCTTACCAGCTATGATGTTTGAACGCACTGTAGCTGTGGCGTCCATGATGCACCCAGGACTTGGTTGGCCTGGCGTTTCGCCACCGCCAAACACATCTGCTGAGGCCTCCGAACAATCTCGACTACGTCAGCTCCTGACTGGCAAATTGCCACTCGAGAGTGTTGATAAAGTCTGTTCTGTTCTTTCTGAGGCTAAAGGGAAAGCCCAATACACTCCAAAGTTGCGTAGGCGCACTCCTTTTAATTCAGCTGAGTACAACGAGAAACTTACACCTGATCAACTTCATATTCTCGCAATTGGTGATATGGCTAATGACTACCTTCCTGGTTATAAAGCCAAATACCTTGCTGAGTTACCCTTTAATGATGCTCCAGTTACTTCCTGGGCAGATGAAGTGATCGATACTGAAACGGATTGGCGGAATCACATGCGGAATACTTTCAAGACTCGTGATGCTATCCGTGCGCAGATTCAACGTGATTATTTCGTTGATGAATCGCCGGAAGATCTAGATGCTCTTGCTGATGACGTTTGGCGTCGCTTGTCAAACGAATCACTTGGAGCAAATGTTCTTGCACCACCTCCTAAGCATCCCGCATCACTCAAACGTATGCCCTTGGTTCAACCTGTGAAGTACGTTGTAGAATCTGTATTGTCTGATACAGGCCGTCATTCTGAGCACTTATTTAGCAATCAAGTTGTTATTTCATCTGTCGACGGAGAATTTTCTGGACATGGTGTTATGCTTAATGATTCTTTGGTTACATTAGAACACGTTACGCATGACATGCCCAATTTTTCTGTTACATATGATGATATGATCTTTGATGTCGTTAATCAACCGTCACTTGTTATTCCAACTGACGGTCCAGACAACTTTGTTGTTTATTCTGCTCATTTTTCAGGGTGTAAGTCACTTAAACTTAAGAGTGTTCATGATCCGACGATTGCTGATGCTTGCATTCTCAATCGTAAGACCTTCGAGCTTTCTACCGGCAAAATTGTCCATATTGAACATGATATTATACAACACACCATGAATACCCTTCCTGGGTATTCTGGTGCTTTGATAGTACAAGGTTCATATGTTGTCGGTATGCATTGTGCTGGTGGTACCACTGAGAATACTGCACTGTCTCTTGCACCCGTTCTGAAATTTTTTCGTGAACAAAATGCCAAGAACAATGTATCCCAAGTTCCAATTCCCTCCACTAGCACCGCTCGACCTACGCACCAAGAACGGTA